CTTATGCTGCTGCTGCTGCTGCTGCTGCTAATGCTGCTGCTGCTGCTTATGCTGCTGCTGCTGCTGCTGCTAATGCTGTTGATGCTAATGCTGCTAATGCTACTGCTGCTGCTGCTTATGCTGCTGCTGCTGCTGCTGCTGCTAATGCTGCTGCTGCTGCTTATGCTGCTGCTGCTGCTAATGCTGTTGATGCTAATGCTGTTGATGCTAATGCTGCTGCTGCTGCTTATGCTGCTGCTGCTGCTGCTGCTGCTAATGCTGCTGCTGCTGCTTATGCTGCTGCTGCTGCTAATGCTGTTGATGCTAATGCTGCTGCTGCTGCTTATGCTGCTGTAAAAAAGGAAGAATCAAGACAACTAAAAGCACTGATTTATCTTATTGAAGGGGAAAAAGATGTATAAGATCCTGAAAGACTCAAAACGAATTGATAGATTTGCTGTGAAATACTTTATGGACAATGATTTAACACAAGTATTATACGAGATAATTAATCTTACATGGGAAGATGTGCAACCAATAATTAACAAACTGCTGGAAGACCGAACAGACATGGTTTGGATGCATGACTTGATACGACTCAGCAATAAACAAGTGAATCTTAATGATTCAGGAAAATGGAGTGTGTTATGAAAGACTTTATGGTATTTGTTTGGATTTTGGTATTCGGCGCTGCTTTAACGGTGACAGCATGTGCTCCACCACAAATAGGACCTCCAGGACCCGCTGGTCAAAGTATAACAGGGGCAGCTGGAATAAACGGCACAAACGGTGTTGATGCTAGTGGTGTTACTATGGTGCAGTTTTGTCCAGGATACACAACTACGTACCCTTCAGTATTCCCAGAGTTTGCAACATGCGTTTCGGGTAGTTTGTATGCAGTTTACTGGGATGGTAAAAATGCATGGCAGGCTGAAGTAGTCCCTGGTTTATATGAATCCACTTCTACAAGTGCGCCTTGTAATTTTAAAGTAGGTTTTAACTGTTCAGTTACTCTAGAATGAGAGTTTGTAGTGTCTGTAAATTGGAAAAACCTGACAGCCTTTTCTACAAGAACTCATATATAAAACCAGATAGCATTAGAAAATACTGTAATGATTGTCGAAATGAATGTAGAAGACGCACACATTTAAAAGAGCCTGAAATAAACAGGGCTCAAGGAAGAAAGAATTATAATAAAAATCAAGAAAAAATTAATGCCGGTGCCAGAGAAAAAAGGAAAAATGATCCACTCAGATTTAAAGGGTATTGCTTAAAAAAAAGCTACGGTATAGGACTTGTAGAGTATGATGAGCTATTAAAAAAACAAAATGGTGTATGCGCTATATGCAAGCATACAGAAACCAGTATTCATCATATTTCAAAGAAGTTAAAGTTTCTAGCAGTAGATCATGATAGAAAGTGCTGCCCCACTATCGATACCTGTGGTAAGTGCATTAGAGGCCTACTCTGTACTAGATGTAATACAGGTATAGGTAAAATGAGGGATGACCCAGAATTACTCAGAACTGCTGCAGAATACATAGAGAATAAGAATTAACTAGACAGGTGACAAGTCATATGGTAAGTTATAATCAGCCTTGGAGGTGAATTTGAACAAGTTGAGTAGAATTTTAGTGATACTGGGTGCGAGTGTTCTTTTGTATATTGCTGGTGTGTTCGGTACGAGTATACTAAACAACTTGCATCTTAAATACTTACGCGAACTTGGTCAAAACACAGTTTTAATCAAGAACTCTACGGGGTCTGGTGCTACTGGGTTTATAGTAAAAGGTACTAAATCCGGTGATTTCTTTGTTATGACAAATGGCCATGTATGCGGGTTAGCTGAAGACAACAAGGTCTTAGTGACCTATCGAAGTGACACGTATGTCTTAGAAGTCATCAAGAAATACCAGTACAACGATTTGTGTGCTATAGCAGTCCCAGAGTCTGTCACTAAAGCTTTTAAGATAGCTAAAAACTATGACTTAGGTAGTGCAGCATTCGTAATCGGCTATCCGCAGTTAGAACCTCTTAGTATAGCAACAGGGGAGTTGTCAGGGGAAATACTTATAAGTATCCAGGTGTCTGAAAACAGGCCTAAAGAAGAATGTACTGGACCTACGTATACGTACTATACAGATGACATTCCTGAACTGTACAAAACTGTGGGATTAGAATCTGTATGTATTCGCAGCATGTTGAGTAACACAAGTACTATCGTTATTTCTCCAGGAAATTCTGGATCCCCAGTTGTTAACATCTGGGGTGAAGTCGTCGCTGTAACATTTGCTAGTAATGAATCGGGGACCAGAAGTTATCATGTCCCACTTGCCGACCTTGTTCAATTCTTAAGTGAATTATGAAAAACACTAAAGACGTTACTATAGAAGAAGTAGCAGACAAGTTAAACGAGATGATTGAAAAACACAACGACCTAGCAGAAGCTGTGAAGAATCTGTGTGATGCTATAGAAGACATGGGCGGTGTAATCCTCAGTGGTGGTGATCCGCCTAAAAAATATGATGCTTGACTGTATATCATAATCTGATATACTTAGTGTATAGGAGGAATTATGAAAAAGTTATTTGTAATGATTATCCTAATTTCACAAGGAGCAATAGCAATGACAGTTCCACAACAAGCAATAAACCTGGTAAAACAGTTTGAAGGTCTAAGATTAACGGCATATAAAGACATTGCCGGTAATTTAAGTATTGGTTATGGGCACTTTAATTCTACGCCCCCACCGTGTACAGATTGTATGGTTATTACTGAAGCACAAGCAAATTCAATGTTAGACAATGACTTAGAACATATATTGAGTTTAATCCAGGGTCATGTATCAGTTGATTTAACAGACAACCAATTAGCAGCGTTGTTAAGTTTTGCATTTAACCTTGGACAAAATGCTTTGATAAACAGTACGTTGCTTAAAGATCTTAATGATGGTAATATAGATGCTGCTGCTGATGCCTTTTTAGCTTGGGACCACAGTAACGGTACTGTTGTACCGGGACTTGCTAGACGTCGTGCAGCTGAACGTGCACTTTTCTTAACACCTGATACTGAAGGAGCAAATGATGTCGTTGCTAGTAACTGAAGAGAATTTAGAAACACAACAACCTGAAGAAACCCAGGACTTACTTAAACTGTTAGAAGAGTTGGATAGCAAGGTTACACCTAACCTCCCTGAGACTGAAGAAGTAAAGGAGATTCAGTCAGACAAGAATCTTAAGTTGGACAGATATCTGTTAAAGTTTAAGGTACAGATCGATGCATGGAAAGCCAGTCACCTAGTAGGTGTACCGCCCCCGATACACTGGGATTCTGACTACAAAGACTGGGTTTGGCAAAATCGCGAACAGCGGAGGTACAAATGAATAATAAACAAGCTGATGCCGGGTTTCCTATATATACGTCTTCGGCTCCAAATATAGGTACAATTGTATATACAAATGGATATCAAAAAGAAATAAATACTTTTTCAGATGGTACTGCTTCTAAAACAGAAATAGGACAAAACGTGTCTAAACAAAATCCTTTAATCGGTGCTGGTGGTGCTCCCACTAGGGCTACTAGTCTCCCTACAGATCCAGCAGAACGTAAAAACTTTCCTGTTGCCAGTGGTGTGTTAGACTACTTCCCAGACGCATTAGTAGCAATTTCACGGGTGTCAAAAGCTGGCAATGACCAACACAATCCAGGACTCCCACTTCGCTGGACTAGGAGTAAGTCTGGTGACGAAGCTGACACATGTATACGACATTTTCTACAGCGTGGTACTTTAGACACTGACGGGATTAGGCATACAGCTAAAGCCGCTTGGAGAATTCTGGCGTTGTTACAGAAAGAAATCGAAGCTGAGCGGGAAAAATCATGAAAAAAACTATCAAGTTGTTCTTACAAGGATTGTTTTATATTGGATGCTTTTTAGCACTGTTACCAGTGTTAGTGTTTCTTGTGCCGGTGTATGCTGTCAACCTGTGTGTACACTGGGCGTTTTCAGATGGGTAAGCACAATCCTGTTTGTCCTGAATGTACAGGTTGGGTTGAAATTGTGGTCATTAACAACGAAGATTGGGGAAAGTGTAGATTGTGCGGGATGATGAAAAAAATACCTAAAATCAGTATTACACCGGTAGGCAAGGATGACTGAACACAGAATTAAACAAGGCGATGTAATTCGACATATACGTTCTATGGATGTCTGTTTTGAAGTACTCAGTAGTACATCACAAGAAAACAGTTATAGTCTGTATGGTGTGTGGTTGAACATGGGTCAGGAACAGTCCTGGGCTTTGCACAATAACCCGGTATATATAGACATACGAAAAGAAGACTTGCAGAACTGGAAGAAGACTGATACGATGGATAAGTGCTACAGAAACAGCCGGTGGGAGGCAATATGACCGTACAAGAGAAACTAGATATTGTGACAGACGCATTAGAGTCTATAGCAGCGTTTCATCTACCAAAAGCTGACACCCGTAGGTTCTGGGCTAACAGGACTGTAGAAGACTGCATCCAAGTGTTGTCTCAAGACGTAGACATTGCTAGACTGGCTTTAGACACTGCAGGGTTAAAATGAAGTTTCATTACAGTGAAATACAGCAATATTTAGATTGCCCGGCTGCTTACAGAGATCGGTATATCCTAGGTATCAAAGACGAAAAAGAGTCTAGTGCGCTACACCTTGGTACGGCACTTCACAGTGCTATCCGAGAGCACTTCGATGGTGGTGACGCTTTAGCGCTGTTTCAGATGTATTGGAACTCGGTTAAAGACACTGATATGATCTACTACCGTCATTCCTGGGAGATGCTGAATGACTTAGCTATAAACAAATGGTTGCCGAATTTCATAAGACTACATTCTAACAAGTATAAGAACCCTGTTATGGAGGAGTTATGTGAAATGCCACTGTTTGTAGACCCTACACACGGCCAGATCTACCTAGAAGGTACGTTTGACATGTTTAGTGAATATGTAGGTGTACCAACATTGACCGATTGGAAAACTAGTTCTACTGAATACAAGAAATTTAAACTTGACAAAAACGCTCAGTTATATATCTACGCTGCGTTGTACGAAGCTAAGTACGGGATATTACCCAAAGCTATACAGTACAAAGTCTTCCGTAAGGACAACGGCAGTATCCAGACTCTGCAGAAAGAGTTGACTAGAGAAAATTTAGACTTGCAATTGGAAAACGTAAAGAGTATAATCAAGATTATGTTGAACAGTAGAAGCAACAATCTGTATCCACACAGTTTTGACTGCTTCTGTAAGTGAGGTGAGTATGTGTAATCAGACATTGTCTAGTTTGGGTATGGCATTTTTGACAATTATATCCGTTATGGGGATTATGTATTTAATATCGCTTACAGTAAATGTGATACGTGTGTATACTAAGACTAGACTGTTCTTTAAAAAGTATGTTTGGGAAAATTCAGATAATATTATGCATAGCAATGGATTAACTATTAATAAAATTAACAATGACATATTGTCATTGCAGTTTGATGTTAAACTATTAAAAAATGAAGTAAAAAATCTGATCATTGAATCAGGAGACAAACAGAAAGGGAAAAAGAAGTGAGTAAAGACAAGACAGAGTTACAAGGAAAACTAGACCAAAACATACCTGCTAGTGCCGTAGAAAAACGGTCTGGCGGTGGAGGTAAAGAGCTAAGTTACCTAACCGGAGCATACGTAATCAACCGATTAAACGAGGTCCTAGGACAAGGTAACTGGGGGTATACGTTAAAATCCCTCACCAAAACCTTTGAAGGTAAGATTATCCAAGGGTTTAAAAAGGAAGAAGTTGTTACTGTGAGTTACATTGCACAGTTAGTGTTCGAAGCTAACATCGAAGGCAAACGTGCGTTCTTTGAAGAAATCGGATATGGTGATGGCACAGACAAAACCAATCCCGGTAAAGCACACGAACTCGCGACTAAAGAAGCTGTTACCGATGCATTGAAACGTGCTGCAAAAAACCTTGGTATTTCATTCGGACTTGGGTTATACTTTAAGTCTGAGGAATACGTAGATGAAACGCCTTTGGAGGTAACTAGTGGGACAGATGCGAAGACTGAACCTAAAACACTCCCGGTTGCTACAAAAGCAGAAGCCGGGATACGAGTGGGATCAAGTGCGGTGGCGAAAAATACTGCCTCCCAACCTGCAAGTGAAACTAAACCAAGCGAGTCCAAAACCCCGCTTACTGACACCAAGGCCGCACGTGAAAAAATTAAACTTGCTTTTAAAGTACTTAATGCCCAAAAGAAAATCACGAAAGACGAGTTCGTTACTAAGTATCTGGCTGGCGGTAAAGCGGATACTATTTCAGACGAACAAGTAATTAAAGCAGTCACAGAACTTAAACAAAATTTCAAGGAGTTAAGTGTATGAGTAACCAAGCTAAGAATACAGAAACCAAAGAATTCGAAAACCGTACAGTAGCATACGCGTATGACGTACCAGCATTCGGTAAAGGTGCGTTGAAAGGTCAGAAAGGCGCTGCGTTTGTAACTAACCCGTTGACAGCAGAACAAGCTGAAATCCTTAAGTCTAAAGCCGGTGCTGGGCAACAGTTCGCATTATATAGGTCACCGAATACTAACGCTAAAGGGAATTATACGTATTTCTTTGAATTTCTTCCAGTACGGAATTTAGAAGCAGACGATTCTATTTAATGATTTGTGTAGCGGTGTGGAAAGCTGTGGTCTGTAGAAAACAGGTAAAACTTGGAAAGAGTCCACTGGAGACACACTTTAATAAGTCTAATCAACTTATTAGACAATCGGGATCGTTCCCCGGCTCGGAGATAGACTGTGATGGTCCGGACTCATGAGAGATTGGTACTTGGAGCCAGAGTCGCGTCTAGCCTACACACTTAGTTTATGAGGCAGTAGCCGTCTGCTAGACCAAAACGGTTTTATATATCATGCCCAACCATCATGGGTGTCAGTTGTTTTACACCTAGGAGCAATGACATTGGTTGATTCTAGATCGGGCGATGGCGCGTCACCTGCGTAACTTATAAGTGGTGGGTTAGCCTTTGCTTAAAGGCACTTAACCAAGGAGATAGAAGTGATTATCAGCCTGGACACGGAGTATAGCAGTCTTGATTACAGAACAGCGGATCTGTTAAGTGTCTCTATCGGCACTGCTAGTGCTGAATCATTATTCAAACCCAATCAATTAGACAAAGTACAAAAACTACTAGACAATGCCCCTATGATCTTCGTGCAGAACGGTGCTGTGGATTTTTGGATGCTGAAACGTAATGGTGTCACAGTAGACCGCAACAAGTTCGTGGACTGTATGCTTCTTGAACATCTCATCGATGAGCGCCTAGACCATGACCTGAATAGTATGGCAATCAGGTATTTTAATGACCCGTATAAGTCTGAGTTCTGGGCTAAATATGATAGTTTTGCTGAAGCACCTGCATACGAAGCTGACGAATACGAGCGTAAAGACGCCAGATACACGTATGACTTAGGTGTAATGTTCTTAGAAGAATTATCCCATAAAATGGATCTAGTCCAGCATGTGCATAAACTACACTGGAGTCTGTTTGATGTTGAAACCGAAGGTATCCGCATTGATACCGAATTACTCAACCACACTAACACTACAATGGCAGCTGAGATTGAACAACAGCTTCCTAAGTTAAGAGAGGCCTTTCGTGACTACTGTGAAATCTGGGAAATGCAAGAATGGATTAAAGAGATCGACAAGCGAAGTACAGACAAAGGAAAGTCAGGCGTGGTTAAACCTGTATTCAGCTTTACTTCAGACAAGCAGGTTGGAAAGATACTATACGACAAAGACTTCCTTGGACTACCCATTACGGTTAAGACTAAGGCAGGAAATCCTTCCACAGATTATGACACTCTCAAAACTCTTAGCGAAAGCTACCCGAGTATACTCCCGATCGTTGAGTATAAGTCGACGAAAGCAGTCTATAACACGTTCGTAAAAGGACTCACAGAAAGGATCATAGATGGCAGAGTATTTCCCCATTTTAGTGTCAATGGAACAGAAACCGGAAGACTCTCCAGCAGTAATCCCAATTTCCAAAACATGCCACAAGACGGTGTCATACGTAATTTTATACTCCCTGATGTGGGCTGTGTTATCGTCGGAGCAGACTATGAATCACTCGAAGTCGGAGTAGAATTAAATCTTACAGACGACCCCGCGCTGTTAAAAATATTCCAGGACGGAGTTTCAAAACACGATCTTACAGCTGAAGGGGTTGGGATGTCTAGGAAAGATGCTAAAACTCTTAACTTTCTGTGCCAATATGGTGGTGGTGTGTGGAAGATCCAGAAAACATTCGGTGTGTCTGAGAAAGCAGCTCAGGAGATCTATGACAAGTACTGGATAACGTACAAAGGGGTAATGGATTATAAACTCCGGGTGTTTAAGGAGTTAGCTGACACAAACCAGGTAAGGAACTGTTTTGGTCGTGTACGGCATTTCAATCCCCCTGCTAACAAATGGGAGATGGAAAAACAACAGCGACAAGCTTACTCACACATGGTTCAAGGCCCAGGAGCTGAGATGACTAACATGGCTACTTATTATATTGCAGACCATCTTAAGAGATACGAACTAGGTAGACTGCTTTTCCCAGTCCATGATGAGATAGTGTGTTCAGTAAAACAATCCTTGATTGATGCAGGAAAGTATAGTATAATAGCATTAATGGAAAAATCAAATGAACACTTAGGATTTAAGTATAGAATCAAAGCTAAGAGCTATGGCGGATTCCCCTGTTGGCAAAAGGCATGAGTTGCTGTAATGGACCTTCTAGTATGAGTAAGTGGGATGTACATAGACAGGTGTTTGTTTGTGTAGACTGCGGTGATGTGACCAGTACAGACTCAAGTTACTTAGGCAGCAGGCATACTAGATTGATTGATACACCTGAACAAAAGAAACTACAGTGTGAATGTGGATCAAGTAAACTCGGAAGTGACCGGCACTCTAGTTGGTGCCCATTAGGAGTAAAATGATGGATGAACTTTTCGCCAGGTTGACACAACCAGGTGGTATAGACCAGGTGCTGAATCCTGGTAAACAGTTGTCAGACGCCGATCCTGACTCACTCCAGATTACTACTATGCCAAGTGGGTTTGAATGCTTTGACAACGATACTATGCTTCTTAAGAAGTCAGAAGGTGAGTTAATAATATTCTGCGGTGAAGCAAGTATGGGTAAATCTTCTCTGATGCTTAAGATTGCATTTAACGTCTCAGCAGACCGTCCTGTACATATCTTCTCACTCGAGGACTCATATGAAGCTATAGTACGACGTAGGCTAGCTGGTGAAGTCCATATGACTATCGCTGACATCCAACGTGGTCTGAACAAAGACCGTATAGTTCCTGGGCTTGCAGCATTGAAAGCAAGGGATTTCTTTATCGATGACACGGGTGGGTTGAGAATTGATGACATATGTGAACGTGCTAGGAACAGACACAGAAAGTTTAAGACAGAGTTAATAGTAATCGACCATCTACAAGTCATTGGTACAGACCCTACACATTCCAGGGCTTTAGAGATCGGGAATATCACGTACAAGTGTAAAGCACTTGCTAAAGAACTTCGGGTGCCGGTTTTCCTTGCTTCGCAGATGAACCGTCAAAATGCTGGCAGAGAAAACAAAAAACCGCAGTTGACAGATCTTAAAGAATCCAGTAGTATAGAACAGAATGCGGATGTCGTGGTATCGATATTCCGGGAGTTCAGGTATACTAAACTTCGGGAATTCGAAGCGGACATCTCAGTACTCAAAAATCGTAACGGGCCGTGTGGGGACTATGTGATGCGGTTCTCACCTAGTATAGCGGATTTCTCAGACCAGGATCAAGGTGTATGACAAAGCGTGATAAATACCTACAGTCTAGATATGGTATTACTGAAGCACAATACCTTGAAAAACTTAAGAACCAGAACCATAGTTGTGCGATCTGTAAAAAACACAAGAGTAATTTCTCTTACAATCTCCATGTAGATCACAACCACAAGTCTGGTATAGTACGTGGTCTGCTCTGCTACTACTGTAACAAATTCCGGGTGGGCAGACACGACTTCGCTAGTGCTGAAACTCTTTACGCATATATGGTTGAGTATGAAAGTTAGATGCTGCAACCCCGCACACACTGATGATACACCCAGTATGCACGTGTATCCTGAGATAGCTTATTGCTTTGTGTGTGGGTTTACTTGTGATTCAAAGGATGTGATGGATGAAGAAGACTATAAAAAAATCAAGGTTAAAGAAAAAGATAACATCGAAGAGAAAATCAAAGAAATCGAGAAGCTTCCAAAAAGAGTCATACGAGGACTACTGCTCCCATATGATGAAAGTAATGGGTCGTACTACATCGTCTGGCCTGACAAAACTTTTTATAAGAAAAGGGTCTCCAGTGACTCAAGGTCTAGGTATATGGGTCCCCGAGGACACAAACCTCCACTATTTCGGTGTAGATCGGACAACAGTACCAAACAGGTTAACAGAGTCTGCATTGTCATGGAAGGAGAGATCAATGCCCTTAGCCTGGATATTGCTATCCGCGGTTACCCTGTGGACATTGTTTCACCTGGGTCCTGTAATAGCCTGCTTGATCACACACCAACCTACTTGCAGTATAACCATACCATAATAATAGTTGACAAAGACCCTCCTGGTGTATACAATGGGTATAGACTCAAGGAGACACTTATGGATGCTGGAAAGAGCGTGACGCTGATAGCACTAGACCAGGATTTCAATGATCTGCTGCAGCAAGGCGGACCGGAATTAGTTAAGCAAGTGTTTATGAAAGAATTGGGGTTGAGATGAAGATACCGATGATAGCAAGGTTTGTGATAGGTGTGGCAGTAGCAATAGTCTTAAGACCGCTGTTTGTAGATGACACTGAGTACATAGAAGCTAGTATGCTGGCAAGTCTTGGGTTTGTGGTGATTTTTGCTTTGATCGAAGGGAACGTGAAGAAATGAACTCGTGTCCAAATTGTGGAACTTATATGCAACCTACTGTTTCTGGGTGTGCAGTCTGTACTCAAAGAAATCAGCATCAAAACAGCCAACTACAGTATCAAGGTGGTAGTTATGGTCCTAACTATCAAAACATAAACAGTCAGGGTTTTATACAACATGATCAGTATGGTATTGTATTAAATCATATACTGGCCAGTCTGCTAAGGATTGAGGAAAAATTAAATGAAAAAAAGTAAAGGTCCACGAGTCCTTCTAATCGACATTGAAACCGCCCCCTTGCTAGGATTTTGCTGGGGATTGTGGGAAAACAACATCGCTTTGAACCAGATCAAATCGGACTGGCACGTGTTGTCCTGGAGTGCTAAATGGCTGGGGGATTCTGCTAACAGAATTATGTATGCGGACCAACGTAACGCTAAAAACATTGAAAACGATAAGGATCTGCTTCTAGGAATATGGGAGTTACTAGACCAAGCTGACATCGTAATCGGTCAGAACTCCAAAGCTTTTGACATAAAAAAACTGAATGCCCGGTTTATTATCAACGGTATGCAACCACCATCTTCTTTCAAACAGATAGACACCATGCTGTTAGCTAAAAAGTATTTCCAGTTTACAAGTAATAAACTCGAGTACCTGACAGACAAACTGTGTACGAAGTATAAAAAACTCAAAGTCCGGGAATTCCCTGGTTTTGAGATGTGGAGTGAGTGTCTTAAAGGTAATCTGAAAGCTTGGAAATGTATGGAGAAATACAACAAGTATGACGTATTGTCACTAGAAGAATTATACGGCAAGTTAATAGCTTGGGATTCTTCAGTAAACTTTAATCTGTATAGTGACTCGTTAGACATGGTATGTAGTTGTGGTAGTAGGAGTTTTCGTAACAAAGGGTTTTCATACACAGCTACTGGTAAGTATTCTAGACACAAGTGTAACGAATGTGGTGCCGAGGTTCGCGGGTCTACAAACCTGTTTAGCAAGGAAAAGCGGCAAAGTCTTAAACGTGGGGTTTCTAGATGACACATGAACAGTGGGTTAATCTTCTGTGGAGAGTAGATGAAATACGGATTTGCTTTTGGATTATAGCAATAAAGGTGTTATTATGATCATTGGTGTACTAGGATTAATAGTTGTTGCATTGTTCTGTAACATCGGGTACTATGAGTTCTGGTATCGTAAGGACCCTAAACCTGAGATAGATGTCATGAAACCGTATTTAGAGTTGTACAGGAGAAAATACCGTGGATAACTATGACCGAGATCGAAGGAACACTGAAGATACCGTGCAGACAGCAGTTTTTGTGGCTATAGGTTTAGGTGTTGTTAACGTGATTATCATTGTGTTTATTGGTTTACTCATATTGAAAGGCAGTGTATGGATTCCACAGTAGTAGGACTTGCAACAATTCTTATAATTCTTGGGGTTGCTGGGTTGGTGATGTATAACATCTATCTAAGGTTGACAGAAAACGCAGAGAAATCTAAAGAAAACAAACTTGCAACAGTCACGAATATTGACACAAAAAAGGTGGTACAAGATGAAACAGTTACTAAAACTGATATTGGTAGTCTCAATGATGCTATCGCTAAGTTTGAAGATGACAGCAAGAGCTGACGGCGAGTTCTGTCTTGCTGGTGATCCTTGTAAGCAGATCAAAGCTGACTGTCAGGACATAGTCACAAAGATAGCTGTAGAACGCGCTGACAGGGATAAACTAGAGTCCGATCAGGGTAAAGTTATCCAGGACCAGAATACCCAGATAGCGGTGGTATCCGCTGATCGTGACCAGGTTGAAACTGACCTAGGTAAGTGGTATCATAACCCGCTGTTTCTTGTACCTATCAGTATCGTAGTAGGTGGTATCGGGGCATTGTATTTGGAGCACAGATGAGGACGAAGTCATGAATATATTCAATCTTACACAGACAACAGAAGAACAGCGGATTACTATGGCTTTGGAAAATGCGACTGAGGCTATACAATCCCTGCGTAGGAAATTAGACATCGCTACAGTAGCTTTAAGACAGATCTACTCTGTAGATGATGATGGAGTTGGTGGTTATATCACTGATAAAGCAATAGAGACTTTATCAAGAATTGAGTCAGAAGAGTGATTGCTGTAGGTCTGTTTCATTTACAAACTTGTCTTCTTATGGATGAGTGTATAGTACAGACGTATAAAAACATGCTGTTGTATGGTACAAGTATGGTTAAAATACAATACGATGCTGAGTATACCCCTGTACCAATACCTGCAGTTAATGCATATACCATAAAGCCCCTAAGTATTAATATGATACGTAAGTCTGTTATTGAACAACTGAAAGAATTATATAAAGACCAGGACTATTCCTGGATGGGGTTTAATCCTCTTTTAGATTTAGTAAACAACCCTGAATCGGGATGCAACCATGAGTGGAAACTATACCAAGGATTTACGGACATGTTTGAGTTCTGTACTAAATGCGAGGAGAAACGATGAGCCAGCACAAACCAACCAAGACCAAACATAGCGGGTTTGAAGGGTGAGTAGATTCCTACTCATACTCGGTATTTCAGTAACTATGATTATAATAGCAGTTGCAGTAGTATTATATGCTATTGGTGGTGCTATGTGCTAACCTTCCGTGGCTGGAGGGGTTAGACTGGATTGAGATGGTAATGTCATAAAGACTCATAAGGCATTGTTGATAAACATAGAAGAGATTGAAGACCTTGAAGGTTTTGATCTTGAAGGAGTGTCATGAAGCTTATTATTGCGGGTTCTAGAAACTTAGATCCGAACACGGCCTACGAGTACATTAATGAGATGTGTTTTAAACTGAGGCCCTTAGAGATCGTTTCCGGTAATTCCGGCAACGTTGATGAAGCTGGGAATTTATATGCCTTCAATATCGGCCACAAGCTCACACAATTTAATCCAGACTGGAAGCTACTGGGGAAAGCGGCGGGTCCCATCCGAAACCGCAAAATGGCGGAATACGCTGATGAACTGCTTTTGATCTGGGATGGCGAAAGTCCGGGCTCCAAAAGCATGAAGCATGAGATGGAGAAGCTTGGTAAGCCGATTCATGAAATTATTTGTAAGAGATAAAATCAGGTGAGATCTAAAACGTTTAGCCGTCCTTGGCTGAGGGTTAGTTAGCGTAGGCTAACGCACGTTTAAGTAGCTCGGCGTTGTCTATGAGAACCATCAAGCGATTACAGCCATAGCATAGGAGCCCTCGTACCTTGCCTGTAACGTGATTATGGTCTACACAGAGTGGTCGTTTATCAGTCTCCGGGGTTTTAAAGCAGAGTTTGCATTTACCTTCTTGAATTTTTAACATCAAAATATACTGTTCTGGTTCTAAGTTATATCTTACAAGTCTCATTTTTAATGCATTTTCTGGTCTGTTTCTGTATTCACGCGCTGTATTAGCTACTACACTTTTATTTTCTGATCTCCATTTCCTTGTTCCGGATTCTTTACACTCCTTACAAATAGAGTAGTGACCATCTGTAAGATTGTTCTTATCTTTGTAGAACTGTGAGAACTCTTTATTTACTTGGCATTTATTACATGTTTTCATTTTGACTCCCGTCATTTAAGTTAACTTAACTATATCAAATCGGGAGCATGCTGTCAACAATAAAAAAGGGAGCACGCTGGCTCCCATGAAAGGCGTATTAGATCAAATTAAACTCAGTCCGACAGAAGGACCCGCCCGTTCCACCCAGGAGCACTACAAATTAAATTATAGTAAGCCCCAATCCGTATTTCCAACGCATCAGCAGTTCCAACGCGAATCCCTTCAAGTCCTTCGAGGCCATACGTCAAAACGTGCGGCACCTTACCCAAACTTCGAATCTTCCATGTATCCATCTGGAGCATGAAAGCAGTCTGACTTGGACAGCTACGGTCAGGAACAACCGTGATCGGTCCATAAGCAGCCATGATCGTGATACCAGAGAACGAGATATCTACTTCATCATGTTTGATTTGGACGTTCTGAACTTTAGCGCCCATAGATTTCAGTAAAGAACTGAAGGACGTGAAGTTCATGAAGCACATATTTGGCTCACCACCAAGTTTGGAGATAAGGTTAGCCATGTCAATCAAGGCTTCTTCGATTGACTCGTTCGAGAAATCCTGGTATAGACCAGCGAGTCTCTGAGGACTAGCAGATCTGTTAACACCCCAGAAGTTGTCGTTTGTAGCAACTGAGGTAGGAATCCAAGCTTGGAGACCAGAAACGGCTAAATAACCGTTGTTAGTTCCAGCAGTAGTTGATAATACAGGGCTGTCACCTTGGATAACTAGGAAACTTGTAGCAGCCCAGTTAGCAGACAAAGAACTTGACAGTGTGGTGCTAGAAGTTCCGGTCAACACGCCAGTGATAAAGTTAACACCGTTCAATTGAACGAAGTCAGCTGAGGGTGTTCCGCCGTCTGTAGCAGCAGCGACTAAAGTCATACCGTAGTCGAAGTTTACAGCAGTGTTAGGATCATTGAGGGTAATCGTTACAGTGTTATTAGCACCTGATGTAACAATCGTTCCGATACTACCACGAGAAGCAGTTCCAGACCCGAATAATTCAAAAGCCGCGTTATTAGCGAAGTTTCTGAAACCGGTATCCATGTTAAGTTTAGCTTCATCTACGAAAGCAGCTGCATCGTGTGCAGTAGCTTCGAGTAATTCGTTAGTGATGGTGACTAATTGATAGTCACTTGCACGGTAAACGAAAAAGCTTCCTAAAGCAGGAGCGGTTTGAGAATCCTGAGCGTTTGCAAAGGTATGCGACCTACCTTGAGGAGCGCCGTACACTAAAGGAACTGGAATGTATTTACCAGCAAATCCTGAAGGGGACTCGTCTTTTGGCATAAGTGCATACATAGGGTTCTTTTTGAATACTAAATCCTTCATGTAGTCATCTGAGTTCGTGTATAATTCTTTTAATGCCGCGATTTGATTCGGTGCTGAGGCATATACAGCAGTTGGGGTAGCCATCTGTTTTCCTTAGTCCTTAATGGACATAATTAAAGTAATTGTTGATTGTTTCTCACTACTTGAACCGCAAAGCGGTGCGTGCCCGTTGGCTTGTCTTTACTTTTTGTGACTACTTAATAGGTATTGGATCTTTCACCTATACCTATAGGTGTGTGGATGGATAAATTACTTGACTTATAATCTTAATGTGATAATATACAGTATATTGCTCGGACCTTGGAGGACGCCGATGAAATGTCCCCTACTTTAACCAGTTTGAAAGTGAGTTTATGACAAAGAGGCAGGTAGATAAAATTATTTGTGATTGGTCCATGGCGACCGGACATTCTTTCACCGAAGAAGAACTTAACTCTTTGGTTGATATTTTAGCAGAAGATAAGGAGCCAGCTTGTGAAGTATCGCAAGAAACCAGTAGTCATTGAGGCTATGCAATTTGACGGTTCAAAAGGTGTCGCTAACGATATTTTGAAATGGGCAGGTCCCGAGTGTGGAATCGAAATGCGATACACAAGCTTAATTGATCACCCATGCATACTTGTTATTCAGACATTAGAAGGTGAGATGAGAGCCTTGAAAGACGATTATGTAATTCGAGGAATTAAAGGCGAGTTCTACCCATGCAAAGAAGCTATTTTTGAACAGACTTACGAAAAGGTTGATTAACCAAATAGGATTTATATGGAATGGGAATTAGAAATTAAAGTGAATTTGAAATGGTTCGCACTAGCCAGAAAAAAAGATAAGTTTTATACCGGCGGAAAGCGCTGGTATTTTTTGCATAATTTTGATGGCTGCTGGAAACACTTTTAACCAAATAGGCTCAGGATGAGAACGATTGAACAAGAGATTAGACCGCGATGGACTTATGACGTGACAGAATTTAACACAGGTGATATACCTGTTTGAAAGTAGGAATAAATGGGTTTTAGTTGCACTATAAAATCTAACGGAAAAGACATTACTGCGTTTGAAAAAGGACCTATCCATCATAAACTTTTAGACCTTGGACCAAATGGAGGTAGCGCTACTGACGCTCCATACCGAGTGTCAGACTTCCGTGATGTTGTTTCAAATTGTGTTTACGGCGATAGATTAAAAGAAGCTGCTCAAGACGCCTTTCGACAAATGCAGGCAATGGCAAAGGCTAATCTTGATTCTTTAAAAGAAGAAAAACATTGTGAAACATGTGTTTGTGAACTTAAAGAAACAAAACCTGAATGGTGGGACGCGGAATCACTGAAAGCCCTGTTAGCCATAGATCCAAAAACAATAACCTATATGCATGGCGGTTATTAATGATTAACACAGGTTGCAAACCTTTATTAAAGGATGAGAAGTGAACGAAGAAACTGAAAAATTGATATGTTTGGCGGATGAACTTTTAGAAAGCTTTTTCCAATATATAGAAAAAGGTAATAAGTATAGTTCTGAAAAGGGCCTTGGCCTTGCTATCACCGAAGATATAAATTCGGCAATAGCACATATGAGGGAATTAGAATGATTTACACAGGTGATATACCAGAATAAATGGTTGCGCGGGAGTGAGTTCCACACTCCGATGTCCAGGTTATGAGCCTGACGAGCCAGTCTTGCTCCATCCGCACAAATAATCTATTTCAATTCTCGTTTAAAAGCAAGTATTGCGCGTTCACGAGTAGTCAACGGCCTCGTAGTCTGGGTAACACGGTTTGTGAGTGTTGGTGACTTACCCTGTACTTGAGCAGGTGCAGCGGCTTTTGGTGCTGCAGGTCTTTGAGGATTTAACTTAGACTGGATTTTCTTAAGTCTTGTCAACCCTAAAGCTTTTTCTGTAAGATAGTCTTCGATCTCACGTGCTGCTTCTTCAGTGTCCAAAACAATTCCTTCTTCTTTCCAAACTTTCTCGATATAGCTGGTGACAGACTTCTGTGCATCACTTGCTTTGATTGTTTCGAACTCCGGATTGTTGTTAACTAACTGGTCTACGTTTCTTTGGATAGTTTTAAGAGCAGATTGATAGTTATTGGTTGCTTCTGCTTCTTGACGTTTGATAGATTCCTGTTGTTCACGTTCAAGTCTCAGGATTTTGTCTGACAGAGTCTTAAGCATCTGGGACTCAGGTCCAGGTTGGTTTAGCAATGCTTGGGTTATCTGGTCTTGTGTAAATCCTTGGTCAACTAAATACCCTACAGGATCTAGTTTCATGCGCTCTTGACGTTCGGACTCTTGAGTCTTAGATTGTTCTTCTCTAGTTTTATACTGCGCGAGTTCAGCGGCTTCTGCACGTGCTTGTGCTAATGCTGATTCAGATTCCCGAATCTTATTACGCATGGCTTTTTCCCGCTGGATAATAGCGCGCATACGCTCTTCGTCTTGCATAGTCTTAGCAGACTTTTGTGCAGGTGGTTTGATCTCAGGTTTAGCTTCGACTTCGGGGACTGATGTAGGTGCTGGTACGTAACCTTGTGGTGGTAGTTCTTTAGCTGGTGTTACACTACCTTCTGACGAGATCGTGACTGGACTGAAACGGACTTTTTGGGTTTGTGCGACTACTTCATTCGTGGGCTGGCCAATATTATTGGCTAATGTGACTAATGGCATGCGTTACTCCTGGTAAAAATTACTTCGTGGTATGATCTTAGGCTCATACCTAGCCTTAAAAACTAAGCGGCTTGTCCTGTGTTAGCATTAGGAACTAAATTAGACTGCGGAAGTGGTGCAGCAGTAGCCTGTGGAGGATTTCCCGGTGCTGCAGGCATTGTGGGCGGCATAGCAGCAGCTTTAAGCGTTTGGATTGCTATAAAATAATCCCTAAGCATCTGTGCTTTGTCTTCGTCTAGTTTACATTGCATATACAAGTTATAGTATTCAACCACACGTTGATTAGCTATAGTGAGATCGGTAAAAGTGTCCGGTGGAACGTATTTACCTTCTTCAACTATCAAGTCTAACTGTTGTAGCACGCGTTCTTCAGCGGCATTTGCTAGTTTTTGGTCTGAATCCAAGTCAGGGAAGTCTAGTAACCTACGGCCCTCAGCAATACTGACCATACCTGACTGGATCATCTCGGTGACTTTTTGGAGTCTGCCGGACGGATCTTTTGGGAGACTTGAGATCGTAAAACACTGGATTACAAAGTCGTCTTTGATCAGATCGATACTTGGGAGGTCTATTTTCTTTGTACCGTTTTTCGTTGGATAAACAGTTTGATAACTGCCTTCGCGTTTACAGATTTCTTTAGCGAGGTCGATTATCTGATACGCGAGGTCTGTATAGAACTGTTCATACCGTTTTGAAAACGCTGCAAATCTGTCACTCTGGAGGTTGTCATACGATCTAATGGCTTCGCCTGAGTCTAACCCCGCAGGTTTCTGTGCAGATGCAGACAACGCGGACACACCACACTGGCGATATCCGTATTCTATTAACTTGTCCAGCCGTTCGTATAACTCAGGAGCTACACAAGGGGGTGTTTCGTAGATAGGTTTAGTACCACGGAATTTTACGATAGTACCAATCCTAGAATCTAAATGTGAGTTAACGACTTTACTACCTTCTTCTACGAATACTTTAGGAACACCGATGATGTTAATCGATTCGTCAATAGTGATCATTAACTTGTTAATGTTAGTCTGTGTACCCATCAATTGTTCAGGGATACCTTGACCCCAAGCGCCTAGTGGACGTTTAGAATAATGCATAAACACATAAGGGAATGTTTTTTTGTTCCAGGGTTCTTTTAACAGCTCACATTCACTACAGGCTATCATACGTATACCGTCTTTAGCTTTTTTACCTGACTTAAGATGATAGCCTTCTACAACCATGACCTGATCTGAAATCGTAGGATCGCCTCCATCATGAGTCGGATACGCCTGCATTGCAACTAATAACTCAGCTTTTTTTTCTGGAAACAGGTCGATAAGAACACTGCGTTCAATCAGACAGAATTCAAACATCTGTCTTGGCTTGTTATACATAGCATCGTTTTCATCAAACAGTAATTCAGTAAGTATCTTCCGTTCTAGAGCTACACGGTTGTCATCGTCTTCGTGGACTTTAATAATTCCTGTGCCGAAAATCATTGCATCTCTGAGGATTTCTTCTCCGAGTTCGTATGCACCGGTTTGATATAACTCACCATTGATAAACGTGTTTAACTGTTTAGCTAGATTACGTTCTTTATAATCAGCACCATCAGTCAAGAATACAGGTTTAGGGCGTGACTGAGTAATTCTCGAGTGCAGAGTGTCTACACAACTCAGGATGATGTTGCATGTGCTACGATCACTTGGTAACTGGGAGTTTATAGACATTTTATTAAGGTTACTACCAACAAATCCGAACAGCGGCATGTTACTATACAGACGGCAGAATAAATTACTTTGACGGTATCTATACTGTTGCTTCTCCTTCAAAAATGAAGCTGTACCAATGAAACCATTCAATCGCTGTTGTTTGTCAGTCTCTTTCCACCAAGAACTTATGCCTTGAGAATTCTTAGTAGCCTTAGTACGAGTTTTAGCAGTGATTACTGAATTACTTTTTGTGTCTGTCTTGATGATGGTAGGCACTTATACCTCAGTCCCAGTGTAAGGTGTTGAACTATATAAAAGCAGGTCGTCTTCACTCATGTTCTTAATACGTTCCATAGCGGATTCTTCAGCTAACTGGACTTTCTTGGTCACAGTTTTCTCTAGTTTAGGATCGTATGGTGTAAGATCGAACTTTACGTCGCCGCATTCGTAGTGGGAAATACCCACGCTGCGACAAGCTTTTGCTAATGCCTTTAATTCCTTGATTGTCATGTTCACTCTATTCGTTTAAAGACTGAATCATTAACTTCCGACGTTTAGACTTCTTGGGGTCTTCTTCTTCACCGGACTTAGGGTTGTGATCCCCAGACTGGTCTGGTCCTGAATGATCTAGCGGGTCGTGGATAGAAATCGGCGATTTAGCTTTTTGTTTCTTACTAGCGTCGTATGGAACTCCGCCACCGTCATGCATAGCGATTTCTGACGATTCGTCTTTTGATTCAGCGGTGTCATCGTAGTCAGCATCTAGATGACGTTCATCATCCACACTTCCACCGGAAGCATAAGCGATACTAGAGTTTTCATCAGGATCAAGTGCAGTGTCATCTTGGTATGCTTCGTGAATGTCCGAGTTATAAGCCACGGGTCCACCTTTAGCATAAGCAATAGAGCTGTTCTCGTCTGGATCTAAAGCAGTGTCATCTTGATAAGCTTCATGGATACCGCTGTTATAAGCTACAGGACCGCCTTTAGCGTACCCTCTAGCATCTCTAGGTACAGCAGTAGTAGATTCGTCGTGAGACATAGACTCGTCTACACCTTCATCTTCTGTAG